TTAATTATTCTGCAGGGGCTTCGCCGGCTTTCTTCTCAGGGGATAATAGACCTGTCATTATTCAACTTTCTATTAACTTTAAAGAAATTGAATATTTGCTTTCATCTGATTGGGGTGGAACTAATGTAACAGCAACTGAAGCTGAAATCACAGCACGAGTAGATAAAGGCGTTGGAACACTAAAAGGTGGCTTCAACGATCCTCCTCCAGCCGAAACCAATGGTGATACGGAAAGTAATCCAACTGAAGGAACAGCTTCCACATGAACTACTTTGATAAGTTACCAACCATCACTTATAACGGTAATGTGGTCAAGAACCTTCTTGCACGTTCACGTCTGTCGGATGCTGTGAGAAACGCAAGGACTGCGTTCTATCCGTACACAATGGATACAAACGACCGTCTCGACCACGTGTCTGATCTCTACTACGACAATCCAGGCTACACATGGTTGATCTGGTTGACCAATAATACTATTGATCCTTATTATGATTTGCCGCTATCGGAAGATGATTTCAACGAGCATATGAAGTCTAAGTATGGATCCTTTGCCCTTGCTGCGCGTAAGATTAAGCTGTATAGAAACAACTGGTATGATAATACTAGTGTAGCAATTACTCCTGCTCAATTTGCTTCGTTGTCAAATGGTACACAGAAATACTATGAACCTGTTCTGAATAATGTATTAAATGTAGCCAAATATGTCAGAAAGAGACATGATGATACTGCTGCCACTAATAAGATCCAATCTGCTGTAATTACATCTGTAGTAGGTACGTTCCGTGTTGGTGAAGAAGTACAGACAAATGGCACGAATTATGCTTTTGTCACATATGTAGGTACAGGTAGTATTACTGTCCAGCATGTTAATGGAACCCTATCGGGGACTATTACTGGACAAGAGTCTGGCGCCACTGCTACTATGGGAACTATTACTACACTAAGCACACCTATCCCAGCCACAGATGTTTCGTTCTGGTCTCCTGTAACTTTTCTTGAATATGAGCAAGAGCTAAATGAAGCCAAGAAGGTTATCAACCTACTAGATGTTCGCTATAAGGGCCAGGCAGAGAATGATCTCAGAAGGACTATGGCTACACGATGAGTTTTATTGAAGACATTTTCTCTGGTGTTGAAAAACAATTACTGGGCGCTCTTGGTAGTTTGCTCAAAGAGGGTCTTAATGTCAAGGGTATTGGCAACGACTTCCACCCTGGAGACGTTGAATTGATTGATATTATTTTACTATCAGAAGATCAACAAAGAACATATTCTCTTATTACTCAGTGTACATCTATTGAAATATACGAAAGCATTATGTCTCCGGTAATGTGGGCAGAGATTACTATTGCTGACTCTAGTGGTCTACTGCAGAACTTTCCTATTATTGGCGAAGAGTATATCAAGGTAGTATTCAAGACTCCTGGTAAGGGATCAACCCCTGTACAGTATTTGTTAAGAGTTAACGCCGTAAATAATAAGACATCGAACGAGTCCAATAAAAGAATCAGCTATACTTTACAGTGTGTATCAGCAGAGCTAATTACTAATGCAAAGACTCTTGTTAACCTCAAAGGAAGCGGCACTGCTGATTTTATTGTTGGTAGAATAATCGAAGATTTTATCAAGACGGAAAAGCCAGTAAATATATTCTTCTCGGACGGTATTCTTGACTGGCTGATTACTAGACACACTCCATTTGAAGCTATCGATATGATTAGACAGCGAGCTGTGTCTAACAGATACCAATCATCTTCTTATTGTTTTTATGAAAATAGAAAGGGATTCAACTTCATTACTATTGAACAGTTAATGGACTTGGGTCAGAAGGCTATTGAGGCTGGCAATAGTGATAAGCTATTCTTCTATGATGCATCTCGCAAGGACAACATCAAAGATGTGAACCTACGTAATATTATTGCATACAATCGTGTACAGTTTGCAGACTCTATTGGTAAGATCAAAGCTGGTGGAATGAACAACGAGGTTCAGCAATTTGATTTAATTACAGGGGACATCTCAAAGACTACATATACAGATAACCTTGGTGCTGATGCTCTTGGTTCTTCTTCATCAACTAGTAGTAGTGGACAAACAACCTCATTTACAAGAAACCACGGTAAGACCACCACAAAGCAACGAGTAGTTCCATCAAGAAGTGATAAGCCAGAAACTGACATATCGGGTAAGCTGTCAAAGGTATCTGCATATGCTCAGAAGCTATCGCAGAATATTACACAGATACATATCTATGGTGACTCTACTATTCAAGTTGGTGATATGATCGAATGCAGACTCCCTTCGGGTGTTGACACTTCTACAGATGATGGCATGAGCCGTCTGGACAGTGGATCATATCTTGTTGCTAAAGTCAGACATATTATTCTTAATGGTGATAGACCTCAATACACGCAGGCTCTTGAGTTAATCAAGAACGATATTCAAGGGGTTGTAACATGACTACGCAACAAATGGGCGAAGAGGGCTTTCGTTGGTTCCTTGGTATTGTCGAAAGCATAGAAGATCCTAAGCTACTTGGTAGAGTTAAAGTTCGTATCATAAACGAACATGATGCAAATATTGATACGGGTGATATTGATTGGGCCCATGTGATGATGCCATCAACCTCTGCTTGTGTGGATGGTGTGGGCGACTCCCCCAACCTTGCAATTGGTTCACGTGTAGTTGGATTCTATATGGATGGCAACGAGAAACAAATGCCAATGATTATGGGATCGTTTCCTACCATTCCTGGTAATGATACTAATAGACACTCCTTGTCCTGGCTCCACAGAGGCAAGAATGTAATTACCAAACAGGCTATTGGCCCCGAGCCCCCGACTGCATATGCTGCTCAATACCCATATAATAGAACAATTACCACAAGAGGTGGTCATGTAATTGAATTAGATGACACTCCTGAAAATATGCGTGTCCATATTTACCATAAATCAGGTTCGTATATTGAAATAAATAACGAAGGTAGAGTTGTAATTAAGTCTGTAGTAGATGGTTTCGATATTACAGATGGTACAAAGACAATCTTTACTACCAAAGACTTTGACGTAAAGTCGGGAGGTTCGATTACACTGGCTTCGGCAAACGGAGTTAAGGTAGGAGCTCCTGGTGGTATAGCTGTTACGCAGGGAAGTATTCATACGAGTGGTACTATAGGATCAACAGTAGGAGCATCTGGTGCCTTTACTACTGTTACTGGTCAGACAGTACATGTGCAAAACGGATTAGTGGTGTTGATAGACTAATGATTAATAAAAAACAGATCAAAGAGATTACTGATCAGATCAGATATACTAAAGACCCAGAAAGTCTGAAGTTGATTATTGCCGACCATGCGGGTAGTTTGAAAGACCTGACAGCGAGTGTGTCAAAGGTGCAGGCAGATATCCTAAAAGATATCCTACCAATCCTTTCACTTCCTAGTCCCACCCCACCATCAATTGTCAGTTGGTTGGGCAAGCTAGTGACAGCAACAGCTGCTCCTCAGCTTAAAGCTCAGGTTAAGATGACCATACAATTAGGTGAGCTTTCAGCTGCAATGAGTGATGTAGCTGCTGCTATAAAAGAAGCCCAGGCAGCTCTCAAGGATGTGACAGGCGACCTCAAGGATCTTGCAGATGACTTACAGGGAGAGCTTGGTGAGGTTATAAGTGGTCTTAATACAACTGCCTTGTCTTCTCTGGCTGATATTGGGACTGCTCAGACTTCGTTAAATACTATTGCAGGATCCACTATTAGTGATTTCGATACGTCATCTATCGCAAAGTTCAATGAAACAGCTTATGATGAAATTAATAACCTTGACACTAAAACAACCGAATTTCTAAAAACAGAGTTGGTATAAGGATTAATAAATGGCACGCGCCGACAGAATTACCGAACTAGCAGCCAAGGATGAGATCTATTCAGACTTCCTAGTCAATCTCAATCCACATCCTGTGTCTGGAATGCTGCTGCGTTTCGCCAATGAAAAAGCTGTCACAAGATCTATCCGTAATCTAATATTGACAAATAGAGGTGAGCGTCTATATCAACCCAATATTGGTTCAGACATTAGATCAATTCTATTTGAGCCAATGAGTTCGTTTACCTCCAATAACCTTAGTGTGTTCATACAAGAAACAATCGCCCAGTATGAGCCAAGAGCAAAGGTAATGCGAGTTAATGTTGTTGCTCAAGAAGAACAAAATCGTTATATTGTAACGATTGTTTATATGCTGATAAATAGACCAGATCCTATTTCGGTAAATGTCACACTGCAAAGAGTACGATAATGGCAGCTAATTCTTCAATTGTTCTATCTAATATTGACTTTGATACTCATAAGAACACTCTTAAGCAGTATCTGAGATCACAGACGCGTTTCCAAGACTACGACTTCGAAGGATCGAACATGAACGTTCTCCTCGATGTTCTGTCTTACAACACTTTCCACAATATGTTCTATCTGAACATGGTGGCTTCTGAGATGTTCTTGGACACGGCTCAGATCAGAGACTCTGTTGTATCTCACGCAAAAGAACTTAACTACACGCCGCGCTCATTCAAGTCTGCTGAGGCTAATGTTAATATTGTTGTCACTACTTCAGATACTACAAAGAGAACTATCCCTGTTGCTCGTGGGACTACATTCACATCACGGTATAGTAACAGAAACTTTACTTTTACGGTTAACGAAAATACTGTAATCTCTGACTATATTATTAATCCCAACAACACAATTACATTCACAGGGTCGAATATTTCTCTTTATGAAGGGTATTTCATTAACGATACCTTTACCTATACAGCCGATACTACTCAGAGATTTATCATCACAAATAGAAATGTTGATATCTCATCTATTGCCGTAACAGTAATCGAAGATGTCGGTGCAACTATTCAGACATACACAAGAGCATCTTCACTATTCAATATCGATAGTGCCTCTAAGGTGTTCTTTGTTCAGCCATGTGAGAATGATTCATATGAAATTGTATTCGGAGATGGAACCACAGGACGCACTCCAAAGGACAATTCTGTAATATCTGTTGAATATAGAATCTCCAATGGTCAGCTACCTAACGGCGCCAATGCTTTCCGTGCCGATACCACCATTGACAATGAAACGAATATCGTTGTGACGGTTAACTCACCTGCATCTCTTGGTTCTGTTTCTGAAACTATTGACGAGATCAAGTACAATGCTCCTCGCCACTTCACTACACAAGAGAGAGCCGTCACTACAGAAGACTATGAGAATCTACTCAAGCTAAACTTCACTGAAGTCAATGCTGTCTCTGCCTATGGCGGCGAGGATCTTAATCCTCCGCAATTTGGTAAGGTGTTTGTTGCTGTTGACCTCAAAGAAGTAGACGGTATTCCTGAAATTAAAAAGGACGAATACTATAGGTTCCTGAAGCCGAGATCTCCTGTCTCCATTGATCCAGTGTTCGTAGATCCAGGATACACCTATATTGGTGTAACGTCAACAGTTAAATATAATATTAATGTTACCAAGCTATCGGCACAGGACATTAAGACTCTTGTTGTGTCTTCTATCACAAGGTATGCGCTAGATAACCTTAACAACTTTAACAGAGTGTTTAGATATTCTAACGTTGTAGAAGCTATCGATAATACTCAGCAAGCTATTATTTCAAACGAAACATCTATCAAAGTAATTAAGGTAATCACACCAACGTTGGGTGTTGACAACATATTTACTGTAGACTTCCAGATTCCTCTCGATACAACACAGTCCTCTGCTCGTGGCGGCTATGCTATAACTTCTTCACGATTCATCTATAATGGATCGAGAGCAACTCTACAAGATAGCGGCAACGGTGTTTTAAATATTGTGTCAGGATCAGGAGCAGTTATTATTGATGTCGGCACCGTAGACTATGAAACAGGGCTTGTGCAGATATCTAAATTTAATGTTTCTCAGTACGATGGGGCTGGTATTAAGATCCGTGCTGAGCCAAGAAACAAAGACATTCAGGTTGTTAATAATGTTATCTTGAATATTATTGATGACGATATTGATGTAAACGTTCTGGCTGTGAGTCAATAACAAATGAGAGAGATCCAAGCAAAGATTGCTCCACTTATCAAAAATCTTTTTCCTTCATTCTATTTGGATGAAGGTGAGGACTTTGTTGCGTTCGTTGAGGCATACTATGAGTGGCTTGAATCAAACCACCAACAGCTTGAGCTAAGAGCCAACACTAACTTTAAAGTTGGCGATACTCTGCTTCAAGGTAATACTACAGGCACTGTTGTTGCCGTTGAGGGTAATAATGCACTAGTCTCTGTAGATAACTTTGATGCGTTTAGATGTAATGTGCTATGTGATGAATACTTACCTGTATCATCTTCGTCGGGTGGTAACACTTATATTGAAAAACAGTATAAACTCAGCCCGAACTACTATGGTCGTAAGCTATTTGAAATGCGTGACATTGATCAGACTCTTGATCAGTTCATTGTGCACTTCAAAGAAAAGTATCTAAAGAACATCGAGTTTGATACTAATACTAATAAGAGACTTTTGGTAAAGAATTCCTTTGACCTGTATAGATCAAAGGGAACAGAAAGATCTGTCGATCTGTTCTTCAGGCTGATCTACGGTTCGACCGCCACGGTGTATTACCCTGGTGAAGATGTTATGAGATTATCAGCCGCTCAATGGTATAAGCCACTGTATCTCGAAATTACTAACTCGCCAAGAACCATTAGTCTTGTCGGAAAGCAGATTACTGGAGTCACTTCTGGTGCAACTGCATTCGTAGAGAAGTATATCAAAAGAAGAGTCAGAGGCGGCTTTGCATATGTTCTTTACATTTCCAATGTATCTGGTACATTTCAAAACAAAGAGTTTCTAGCAGACTCAACGGGGGTGTTCCAGGATCTTCCTAACATTATCGGGTCTCTTACCGGCCTGACTGTAACTGGTGGCTCGAAACTATTTGCTGTTGGTGATGTAGTAACATTTACTTCTGTGAAGGGCGACGAAGCAACGGGTCGCGTATCATCTATAACAAATAAGACTGGTGTTGTGGATTTTATCTTTAACGATGGTGGTTGGGGATATACTGTTTCAGGCCCTGCGTCTACCTACTCAAACGATGAACTACTAGACCGGTCGCAAGTTATAATATCTACTAAAGTTTTAACTCTCGGAAACGTTGTTACATCAAACACGATTGCTGGCTTTACTATTGTGAGTGGTGGTACGGGTTACCACAATACTGACACTATTACAGTTCGCTCAAACTATGTTAACTGCACCGCCACAGTAAACACAAATCCTAGTGGTGTAATTACAAACATCCATATCAATCAACCTGGATCCGGTTTCTTTACAGCTAGCCCCACAGTAACAATTGCTAACTCGCTCGGCGGGGCATCAGGTGGATCTACTGCATCTATTACAGCCACAACGAAAGCGTTCCCTACATACTTCAAGTACTTCGAACCTTTGACTCAACGGTTTGCTAATGTCACATATAATACAGCCGCTAATAATCAACTATT